AAGTTCACGGTTCTTGCTTGCTTCAATACTGCGCAAGCGATGCTGGATGAAGAGTTCCGGTTGATCCAGCTGCACAAGCCAAAGCACAACAAGATTATTCACCGGCAACAGAATCTCAACGCAAAATTGAGCGCCGACCAGGTGCAGCAGCGCATTGGCATGGCCGGATGGTGTCAGTCGTGCCTCAAACGCCGAGTAAACGCGGGATACACCGTTTGCAGATATTGCCCATGACCACCCACCAGCAGCACAGGCGCCGCGCCATCCGCTGGGCCTTCTTCATCACCGGCCTGATCTTCTACGCCGTCCTGTTACTGGGCCCCGCTATCGGCGGCCTGATAACCGAATAACCCCCAAACCTTAAATCGCTGCGAGAATCGCGGCAAGGAATCCCCATGTCCGCACAACAGCAAGTAATCACCATTGACGACATCAGCGCCGACAACGCGCCGGCCATTTACGTTGCCGGCGGCCTGGGCCAGTTCTTCGACGCAGTGAAGGCCGAGGTAACCGGCGAGGTGCCGGACCTAAAGACTGCTAAAGGCCGCGCCCGCATCGCCAGCCTGGCAGCCACCGTCAGCAAGTCGAAGACCGCCGTCGAAAAGCCCGGGCGTGACTACCTGAAGCGCCTCAAGGAAATGCCGAAGGTGGTCGAGGCTGAGTTGCGCGAATTCGTGACCAAGATGGACAACCTGCGTGACGCCACCCGCCAGCCCCTGACCGAGTGGGAAGAGGCCGAGCAGGCCCGCAAAGACAAGCACGTTGACGGCATCCAGGCTATCAAGGACATGACCGTTTTCGAGGCAACCCCGACTGCCGGTCATGTCGCCAAACTCATTTCTGACCTTGAAGCAGTAGAGATCAGCGATGCCTGGGAAGAGTTCTTACCAGAGGCCGCCCAGGTAAAGGACGAGACACTGGCAAAGCTGCGCGCCCTACTGGCCGAGCGCACCCAGTATGAAGCCGAGCAGGCCGAACTGGTGCGCCTGCGTGCCGAGGCAGAGGCTCAGGCCCTGCGCGACCGCGATGCAGAGATTGCACGGGTAGCGGCTGAGCAGGCCCAGCGCCAGGCAGAAGAGCGCGCACAAGCAGAGCGTGACGCAGCAGCGCGCCGCGAGCAGGAGTTGCTGGATCAGGCCGCAGCAGCGCAGCGGGCAACCGAACAGGCCGTCCGCGATGCGGAAGCCGCAGCAGAACGCCAGCGCCTGCAACTGGAACTACAGGCCGAGCAGGCACGCACAGCAGCGGCCCAAGCAGAAGCAAGCCGTGTTGCCGCTGAACAGCGCGCCGAGCAAGAACGCGTCGCCTCAGTGCAGCGACAAGAGCAGGCGGTCGAGAAAGCCCGCCAGAACGAACTGGCGCGCCAGTCCGCAGCTGTAGCATTTGAGCTGGAACAGGCCAAGGCCCGCGAAGCCGACAAGGCTCACAAAACCAGGATCAACCGTGCAGCCCTGGACGCCTTCATTGCAGGTGGCATGCCCGAGGCTTGCGCAAAACAAGCGGTCACCCTGATTGCACAGCGCAAAATTCCAGCCGTAACCATTTCATACTGAGGTCGCCATGAACACAGACATCATCATGCCAGAAGAGCGGCATCAGGCCGTCGCACTCCACCAGCAAGGACAAGAGATCAGCATGCTGTCGACGATCAGCCGGCTTGCCCTGGATCCCCGCTGCGACATGGATAAGCTGGAGCGCCTGATCAGTCTTCAGGATCGCATGGAAGCCAAAACCGCACTTGAGGCCTTCAACGCTGCGTTCGCTGAAATGCAGTGCGAAATGCCTTCTGTAGAGAAGCGCACCGAGAACACGCACACCAAGAAGATGTACGCAGACCTCGATGACATCAACTACACAGTGCGCCCGGTCATGGCTAAGTTTGGCTTTGGCGTGTCATTCAAGATCGTGAATCAGGCAAATGGCGTTAGCGTCACCGGCATCCTGATGCACAAAGCCGGTCACCGCGAAGAAACAACCATGCTCCTTCCGCTTGATGTCGGCGCAGGGCGAAGCGCTGTGCAGTCGGTTGGCTCGACCACCACCTACGGCAAGCGCTATGTCATGTGTGCCCTGCTGAACATCACCAGCGGCGACGACAACGACAACGATGGATCTGACCAACTGGTCACCCCCGCCCAGGCGCGGCAGGTTCAGGCCCTCCTGGATAAGTGCAGCGAGACAGCTAAAGGAAAGTTCGCAGACCTATATGGCGAGCCGGCAAGCATTCTAAAGGCAAACTTTGACGGCGTGCTTGCGGCTCTCACCAAATCGGCAAACACCAATCAGCAGGTGTAGATCATGCAAATCATCACTGAGGTTGAGCAAGGTTCGCCTGAATGGCTGGCCTTGCGGCTGGGTATCGTCACCTGTTCCGAGCTTGACTGTCTGCTGGTCAACGGCAAAGGCGAGTCAGGTTTCGGCGCCGGAGCATTCACGTACATGAACACCCTGATCGGCGAGCGCATTACCGGAGAAGCTGCTGATCCCTTCCAGGGCAACCGCCACACTGAGCGCGGGCATGAGCTGGAAGGCGTGGCCCGCAAGCTGTACGAGCAGCGTGAGGAAGTCGAAACCAAGCAGGTCGCGATAATCCTCAACCACGGTGCCGGCTACTCGCCTGACTCACTGGTGGGCCCCAATGGTCTGACCGAGATCAAAACCAAGCTCCCTAAATTCCAGGTCGAAGTGATCCTGTCCGGCGATATCCCCGAGGAGCATGTTGCCCAATGCCAGGGCGGCCTGTGGCTGTCAGAGCGCGAATGGATCGACTTCGTGTGCTACTGGCCGGGTATGCCGCTGTTCATCAAGCGTGCATACCGGGATGAGGCGCTGATCCGCAAGCTGTCTGAGCGTGTCAGCACATTCTACGAACTCTTGGACGACCGGATGAATCGGGTCTTGGGGATAGCAGCATGATCAGCAACCACCTAAGCATGGTCGAGGCTCTTCGGCCAGCATGCAATGAACTGTCAGCCTTGACCGCGCAGTACCTGGCCAGTGGTGGTGAAGTTCACGAAGGACCGGCGTTCGGCTACCGGCCTGACGAGGTTTCTCTGCACTACCCTCCAGACTTCCAGCGAGCTACGGTCAAGGAGAAAAGCAACGAACTCGTCTGCCGAGTGCGAAAACTTGCCGAGATCATGACCATTGAGGAAGCAATGGCCGAGACCGGTATGCCACGGGGCAAGTTACGCGGCCTCGCCAATCGAAACCACTTCAACTTCAAGAGAGCTACAGGCAGGTGGACGGCGCCAAACAGAGTTACCGGCGATAAAGAGGCAGCTCTGGTCAAGCAAATCTACGAGTGCATGGAGCTAAAGATGACCCAGAACCAAGCGCGCATCCACATAGGCATCAGCTACAAGCTAATTCAGCGCCTCATCAGGGACTACAACATCCCTTATCCAGTCGTCACCTACTGACGCGCATAACCCACCCTACTCGCTGCATCCGGTAACCGGAGGACGGCGCCTACCTGGAGATAACATGAATGAGCTGGCTCTTTTCGCAGGCGCTGGCGGCGGAATACTCGGCGGCCACCTGCTCGGGTGGCGCACCGTCTGCGCCGTTGAGCGTGATGCCTACGCCGCACAAGTTCTGGCGCAACGACAAAACGATGGAGCCCTCCCAGCTTTCCCGATTTGGTCTGACGTGTGCAGTTTTGACGGAAGACCATGGCGCGGCCTTGTTGACGTGGTTTCTGGCGGATTCCCGTGTCAGGACATATCAGCTGCCGGGACTGGCGCCGGAATCGACGGCGCTCGGTCCGGGCTCTGGCGTGAAATGGCGAGAATCATCGGTGAAGTACGATCTCGAAAGATCTACCTGGAAAACTCACCTTTGCTTGTGGGAAGAGGACTTGCCGTGGTCCTCGGTGACCTTGCCGAAATGGGGTACGACGCGCAGTGGTGCATTGTTTCAGCATCCGACGTTGGAGCGCCCCATCAGCGCGACAGGTGCTGGCTTGTGGCCAACGATAACGGTACATGGCAATCACAACCAGCCGGGGAGCAGCAAGAACGCCGGATGGGGTCTGAGCGCAGCAGTCAAGCTCTGGCCGACACCTGTAAGGCGCGACTACAGGTACCCAGGCAAAAGCCGCATGGAAAGGACGGGCAGCAAATCAGGCGAGTGCCTACCTCAAGTAGTCGGTGGCCCACTGAACCCGGAGTGGGTCGAATGGCTGATGGGGTGGCCTTCCGGCTGGACCGAATTAAAGCCCTTGGCAATGGACAAGTTCCGCGAGTGGCAGAAACAGCATTCTCCATCCTATCGATCGACGACTGACGCCGCCTAGCAGCGCCTGGAGAACCCCATGATCCGCCAATACCGATTCAGCGAGCTAATGGCTCGACTGACAAATGCTGAGTGAACGGTCATTCAAGATGACCGAGGCAATTTTGTGTTTATGCCGGTTGCCTACAGAGGCAGACGGTTGTGATTTCTGATTATTTGGAGGTGGGTCATGAGTGAAGTGAAGCTGTACATGCTGTACGCGTCACCAGTAGCTGGCGGGATGGTGATGATCGAGGCGACACCTGAATTGCTCGCCCAATACCCAGAAGCCAAGGTGTACGTGGAAGAACGGCACCTCGACCGGGTAACCGCCGAGCGTGACGCCGAACGACGCCGCGCTGATGTTGCGGTGGCTGATGCTAATGCAGCGGACGCCGCTGGCAAGAAGGTCAGTGAGTTGCTATCGAATCGCACGGCCGAGCGTGACGCGGCGCTGGCTCAAGAAGTTGCATTGGCCCGCGATGCCGCCAACTGGAAACGTAAGGCGTGCGAATCGGCTGATCGTGAAGCAGCCCTGCAAGCCCGGCTGACCGCAGCAGATGAGCGGGCGGACGTGCTGGAGG